CGAGATCTTGTCGGACGAAGAGTCGATCTCGGCGATCTGGCTCTTGGTCATGCGGACGGGCGTGCCATCGTCCATGGTGAACTCATAGATCGCCGCCTCGCCCAGCACCGCCTCGGCGAACACGTCGGGATGCGTCTCGGCGATCTTCATCGCCACCTGAGCCAGACCCGAGTCGGTCAGGTCACGGACGATGGCCAGGATGTTCTTACCGTTGTAGATGAAGTTCATCTTGATTTCCTTTGATTTTCAACCTATGCAACCATTATACTAGGCTGCACAGGATTAGTAAAGCGAAAAAACTCTAATAAAATCAAGGACTTAGTAGTGGTGGGCTGAACCGACATAATTGAAGTCGTCGAGCGCAGCCTCAGCATCGATTTCGTCATCATCACAACTGATGACGCTTTCGTAAAATTCCTTGACCTGAGACTCGCTCATCCACATGAGCAGATTCTGAATCAGGAAATCCCGATGAAGCACACCTTCATCCAGCCTTTCGAGAATTTTGTTCGTATACTTGCGAGCCATTTTCGTCACTCCCTTCGTTTACCATACAATCATTATACGGTATCGGTCTCAAGTTGTAAAGGAAAAAAACTTCAATAGAATCAACCACTTAGGTAGCTCGGGCTTTGAGCAGTTTACGCAACCCCTCAAGATCTTCTTTAAGCCACGCGAGAGTGTCGGTAATATAATCGGGTTCAATCAACTCATGCTCTCGACGTTCTTCTGGAGTATACGACATCGCGATCGGGAGTTGATCGGCATAATACTCGATACGCTTTTCCAGCTTTTCGATTTCCGCTTGGATAATCTCGCTAGACTTGCTATTCCAATATTCGTGGTTCATCTCTCGCTCCTTTTCCTTACCCTATGAACTCATTATACGCTCATAGGATAGGAATGTAAAGGAAAAAAACTTCAATAGAATCAACCACTTAGTAGCAGTTGGATTGCATCTCCAGCATCAGCTTCCAGTGATCGCGAACCAGCTTCTTGGCCTTGGTGACGCTACCCTTGGCTTCGTCCAGATATTCCTGGTAGTCTGCGGCTTCGTGGGTTTCGTAGACCCAGTGGCCACCCTCTTCGTAGTTGTCGAGAGCGTACTGCTGAAGGATCTCTTGGTCTTCGCTCAGGTTCATGTCCATCTCCTTACCTAATGCAATCATTCTACCCTATTCTGTTGAATTAGGCAAGGAAAAAAACATCAATAGAATCAATCACTTAGATAGACAGAGGCTCTGCGACCAAAATCCGTTACTATCATTATACTATACATCAAATTAGAAGTAAACAGGAAAAACTTCAACGAAATCAACAACTTAGCCCAGACGTAAGTGGTTGATTTATAAGGAATTATTTTCCTTGACTTTCTTCATCAGGTGAGGTAGACTTAGAAATGGAGCGCCCTTTTACTCTGATTCTTGGGAGCCGACCACGCGCCCACGCAGCAGGAATTTCCTCTGCCTTCGGAATCTGCCTCTCGGCATTCCCGTCATTAATCCAAATCATGGATGCGCGGAACTCAGACAATTTTGATTTTGTCTCTTCCGTATGCTCTTTTCCATGAAATGGATTTCCCTCACCAGAATGCTTTTCCGCTAGATTGGATTTGAATTCCTCTGTGCGGACAGCCCCAAGAGCATTCCTTAATCCCTTATGCGATTCGCTTCTGGCGTTGGTATGATAACTGCCAGGGGGATTACCGTTGGCTAGGATATTATCCAAGATTCTCTGGGCTTGCTCACGATTCCAAAACGATTCAAGACCCTCAACAAAGAATGCGCGTCTGCCATATCTTTTTAAATCTTCGTTGAGTTCTTTGGCGTCTCCAACATAACCATCAAAATACATTTCTGAGCCGAAGAATACGTCATCTGTTTTATGAATTCCATAATATACCCTCCCATTCACCAGATTCACGGTTTTATATACAATATACATAATATCACTCTTTTTTAACAGGGTTGATATTCGTATATATTATTGTTTAATTTAGAAGATAATAGAATGCATAATCTATTACTATACTCACAATAACAAATAATGACATATCAATAAAGAGTTCTTTCCAACGAATTTCCCTTACAGCATTAAGTATTTTACGCATACACATATTCCTAGTAGTTTAATTAACATCGTCATCATTCCATCTATTCCACCCAATACGATAACAAAGTCTTCTAGTTTCATATTAACGTGTACTCATATTCATATTAACTAGAAAACTCTTATTCCATTCCTGCATTTCTTCTTCTAATTCATCTAATTCTTCTTGACTTAGATTTGGATTAACATCAATATTAAGTGCTGCGGTTGGGCTGGTTACTGGGTTATGGCTATTATCCATGTTGAAATGATCTAATACTTTAACCGCATCTTGATAATTCTTTACCTTCGTTAATGCCTCTCGAATTAGATTATGCGCCAGATTAATCGTTTCATGACTGGGATTTAGTCCAGATTGTGTAATAATTTGTTCTATTCTATTCATATTATACCTCTATTAGAATTCGTTTAAATTGAGATAAGAGTCTATTATCGCGGAATTCAGTTTGATTCTCGACTTTCTTAAAAAGCACGTCCGTTAATTCGTTGGCGGTTAGTTGCTTTTCGTTATAATAGATATGGATTGCGTTTTGTCCAACTAGATTTAATAGCATATAATGCTGTTGCGCATAGATGGTATCGGTTTCGTTTTCTGGCTCGATTGGATATCGTTTGTAGCCTGTAAATTCTAGATTGAAAAGTTCTAATTGTTTCATGCTTTATATTTTCCAGGGTTGACGAGAAACTCTAGGTTGCGATTCTATTTTCTAGGTTGAATTTCTTCTTCTATTCTAGATTGGGATTCTATTTTCTAGGTTGGAATTTTATTTTTTAAAGTACCAATCATCCCATTGAGTTAGAGTAGTATCAAAACGTTCATATCCCTTCTCGGTTAGAAACTCATAAATCGGTTGACGCTTTTCGCCCCAATTATGCTCTACCGTAATCATTGAGAAACTATACTTTTCCCAATTGACGCTCTTTAGAATTTCGTATTCGCCGCCTTCGGTGTCTAGGCTGAGATAATCAATCTCATTTGGCGCATTATAAAGATCAAGCAAATCGTTGATTGAAATCGTCAAAACCTTAAATGACTTCTCATAGATCTTACCCTTTTCTTTGTGTTCTTCTAAACAAGATAACATATCTTCGTTTACAGATTCGCTGAAGGTTAAAATCTTTCCTGTCTCTGGATAAACGCAATTTGTATTAATATTACAATTGCGCAGTTCAAATAGTTTCTTATGATGACGAGTTAATGGCTCGCAGAGAATTCCATTCCAACCATAGGCTTTCTCCATTAGATAACTGTTAGAAAATGAAATTCCATCAGATGCGCCAAAATCTACAAAATATCCATTTTGTTTTCCACTCAACCGACTGAGAACCCAATGGTCTTGATAAATCTGCGAATAACTCACGGTTGTCATAAATTGCCCTTATTGTTTTTGCGCCTGAAGAAAATTATATTCTTCTCTTAGGTCTATGTATTCGTTCGTTAGATGTTGATAATCCTCTCGCATGGCATCTACGATTTCAGCCAACTCTTGAAGTTCTTTTTCTTGAGCCTCTAGTTTGGCTTTTAGATTTCGAATCTCGGCATTTTGTTGGGCGATTACAACTTGATTAATCGTAGGATCCTTAACCATTGTTCTTCTCTCTCTTAAGAAGAGCAAGACCGATTTCTTCCTGAAGTTTCTCGCGGGAGATAAAATTGGTTCGCATGCCATATTCCAACTCTGTAATGAGACCTGTCATTTCTTCAGGCTGCAAGTAGACAAATGGGTCATAGAATGGAATCTCGCTGTCTGGTTCTTCAATCATGTCCATAATTTGAATAAATGTTTTGTCCTCTGGGTAATAAGAAACAAAAAGATCTAGAGCAAATCGTTCGTAAATATCAAGCATTGCTTTCTCTCATTTCTACTTCAAAAATATAATGACCGCCACGACGAGATTCGTACCAAGTCGTCCACCAAAGCATTTCATTCTTTTCCATTGCTCGAATAATGGCTTCGTTGCCCGACCAGCCAGCGGTAGAAACATTGTGTTCCATTACAAATTCGTTTTCTTTAAACCGATGGGGTTTGACCTTGCTTTCCCAGCCCCAATCAGCATAATACCACTGCTGCTCAATAAACTCAAACCAGCCAGTTGGGTCAGAATGCCATTCCGTTATAAGAGTAAGACAATCCTTGGTTGGATAATCGTCAGCATCTTGCAGTTCTGAATACTCTAGAGTATATTCCTTGAGCAATTCAAACTGCTGCTTCTTCATCGTGTTATAAGCATTAGCCATTTCAAGAAACTTATCGTTATTCATTACCAACTACCTTCTGTCATATCCATGAGGTAATTATAAACTAGATTCGGCTCAGTATCAAATACTTTGCGCGGAGTTTCCCCATCAAAGATCTTGTTCGGGGAATCCCACCACTGCTCAACATAATCTTCACCGACTATAGCAGTCACTAGTGCATTACAACGGTTGCGCAAAGATTCATTCATTATTCGCCCCTCGCGCGGATGGCGTCACGGCAATCCGCATATGCTTTGTTGTATCGTTGTTGAACTTCAGCAACAGGACCATTCATCACCATCTTGTCACACAACTGCGCACACGCCTCGCGCTCCGCAGCGGCAACAAGGTTGGCAAAGCGTTCAAGTCCTTCATCAGATGCGCCCCAAGGATTCATTGGGTGGGAAGGCTCAGCAAGCCTTGCCTCTCGCGCCATACGGATGATGTCATCGCGATTCATACAACTTCCTTGGGAATAAAAGTTTTCTTAAGATCCTCAACCATATTCTCGATTGAGAGAATAACATCTTCTGGTTCCGCACCAAAGAACGGATCCCAAACAGTCACATCTTCGTTATAATCGCGCATCATCTCGATAATCTCATCGAAACTAGCATCCTCAGGATAGTAACTGAGGAACTGATTAACAGCAAACTCCTCATAAACATTCAACTTGCTCATTTACTGCTCCTCTTCTTCAAAAGAATTATCAATGTCGAAAACGATACCAAACTCTTCGTTGATTGCTTGGAAGTGTTCGTCATTCTTAACAGATTCTAAGAAATTCTTCCACTCTTCCTTGCTGCCACCCCAGTCATAATAATGGTCTTCACCATTAATCCAACGACCGCAGAAACCGCAACCTGGCTCATAATAGAACGCATCTACCTTATAGCCAAGTTCTTCCATCTTAGAATAGATCTTAATCGGCGGTCCCCAAGCACTATCGAACGTGAGGGCTGCTTCGGTTGCTTCGTCATTTTCAAACAACGAACCTTCTTCGTCGCCGACATCCCACTTCACGCCCCACTCATCAACGGCAAAAGAATACCAATCAGCATGACCGTATTTCTTTTCGTTAGCATCAGCAATATCATCTCGCGCAGGTGCGCCAGATTCGCGCAATTCCTGCGGCATCGGGGTGATGTGATTGCAGAAACCACCCTTGTTGAACGATTCCACGAGACCTGCCAAAACTTCTGGCGACTCATGGCTGACAAAAACATTATTATAACACCAATTCGGCATGACTAAATCTCCTTATCCAATAAGACCATTATACTACCAATAGACCTAAAAGTCAAACGAATAAACTTCATTATAATCAACAGGTTGCGTGCGGTCGGCTGCGCGGTTTAGTTCCGAGCGTTTATTTCGGGCTGCGGCTTCCCGCAGTTGGCGGCGATCCTTCTTCCTGCTATTATCTTGGAAGTCAGGATCTTTACGATAAGATTTGCTCATTTGGATCTCCGTGCGTTATCGTCAAGAATCTTAATTATGATTACCCAGACGGCGAGTATAATCAGCCCACCAGCCAACAATTGTCCGATTATGTCACTCATTTTATTTCCTATTATGCCGCAAGAGCAAAACCAGAATTAGACTTACGAGCACGACCCTTCGCCTTCAGCGCGATGGCAATACCAGGCGCATCCTTGAAGCGAGCATCATCCTCGTCACCGTTTACAACAGACAGACCCATAAAGGTCTTCGGTATTACCTTCATATACACGAAGGCATAATTCATCGTCTTACCGTAGAATTCCTTCGCCTTCACGAAGATCTTCTGAAACGCATCACGCGCTGAATAAGAGAATGTCAGGTGATAGTTCTTAATGCCGTCAATCTTACGATTCGGAATCTTGGTGTAGTCGTAGAAGAAGATATCGGGGAAATGCTCAAAAACATTCTTGCCGAGATAAGCAACGTTCTCCCAGCGAATATCGCTGGTGCCATTCAGACGAACAGCAAACGCATAACCCATCTTGTCTGCCTTCTTCTTGGCGGCAACAATTTCTTTTGACAACTGCACCATGAATGCGGTACGATCTTCGAAGAAGAATCGAGTGCGCGCAATACGTGCCTTCTGAATCGCGTTCAACTTGACGACGTGCCCGTCAATCTCGATCGTATCGGCATCGGGACGAGCCATGCCGCCACGACCAGCAGTATTCAGGCAATCACCCACGCAACCAGCGACCTCGGCGAGAGGGCAGACCTGGTAGCCAGACAACTTCCATGGCGCGAAGTACATGATGGCGGTCAGAAGACCCTTCTTCTCGCCCTTGACCGTCTTAGCATCAGCAGAAATAGTGAGCAGGTACATTTCAGTTCCTTTCCTTTACCCTATGAATACATTGTACTCTAATAAGAGAAGAAAGTAAAGCGGAAAAACATCAACGAAATCAATGGCTTACGGGTGGGCGGCGCGAACCGCCCACCCGAGCCTCTTACTTACAGCACATCACGCGAGCGCGAGTTTCCCAATTACCAGGCATCGCCTTCTTGAGATCGGCGATCTTGATGACGATACGCAGAGACAACTCACGAAGAGAATCTGCGTGATTCTCAATAAAGCGCACAACGTCATTTTCGTCACGCTGCGACAAACCGCGAGAACGGAGCATACCGTCTTCGAGTTTCATCTTGATGCGCGTGAGATAATCCTTGCGCGTCTTCATCTTGAGATCAAGATACATCGAACGCGAGACAAGAGCCTCAAAGTGCGGCGACAGACGCGAACCACGAGCGATGAAATCATCAAAATCGTAATTCGTGATGAAAATGACCGTGCCCTCAAACTCGAAAGTTCGCGGCAAACGCTCACCAGCATCATCTTCCATCTTCGACTCGGCGAGCCAAGACAGATTACGCTTCTTGGTCGTGTCGCATGCCTTCTTGAGCATATTCAACGAAATCTCATCGTTGAAGATACTGTCGGCGTCGTCAAAAACGACGACCGAACCCTTGTGGCGGTATTCGTACAAAGTCTTGTACAAACCAGTTGGGCGCACGAAACCAGAAATGACCGTATAGAACGGATTGCGCTCTTCGAGTACTCGCGTCACTTCGCTGGACTTACCGAGACCTGCGGGACCAGAGATAACGAACGCACGAACCGTACCGTCGATCGCGGCATGCGTGACATCGGTGAGAGCCTCGAAACGCTCGGCCAACTTGGCGCGGATCTCTTCTTCCGTCTCTTCGACGGCAGGAGCGATCGCGACAGTGGGCATCATAAAGAACGGCTTCGCCGTCTGGATGGGCTTCGTGACACCGTTGTTTACACGGTTATTCGTCAAACGGAAGCCAGCTTTGGGTACACCACGGGGCATATAAAGTTCCTCTTAAGTTCCTCAACTCAGGCAATCATTATACTATAAGAGGATAAGAAAAGCAAGTAAAAAAAACCCTAATAAAATCAATCAGTTAGGTCTGGGGCGGGGTTCTTCATGTACTTTTTGAGTTTCTCGATCTTACGATCGCCAGCCTTCATAATAGCCTCAGGATTAATATATCCCTCTTCCATTAGAATCTTACATAATGCAAAAACATCACCCATTTCACTTTCGATGTTTTTCATATTTAAATCAGTTTTGCCAAAACGATTTAACTTAGCAATTGCCTGAACCAACTCACCACACTCTTCCTGTAAAACAACAAGAAGTTCTTCTTCGCGATTTAATTCCATTTTACTGACCTGCGCTTTCGCTTAGTTCGCCGTTCTTTTTAACTTCAAGAACAAATTGACGTTCTGGAGCAGAACGCGAAACGATCTGAAGTAATTCAGTCGCTAGCATATCAAACTGAAGTTCAGTAAAGATTTCTTCTCCCGTAATAACTGAGTATCGGTCAACGGTAGCAATAACGTCATTGCTCTTTACGTCTACGATATAAGCAAACACTGCGGGGAGAGGATTTAGAAGATCATTTAAATCCGTAGTATTTTCCTCGTCAAAAATAGACTTATTCATTTACATTTTCCTTTACACCGAAGTATTCAAGAATGGCAGGACCGACATCGGTTTGTTCAGTTTCTTCCATATAGTTCGCAATTTCAGCAGCATGCCGAACGATTAATTCAGCAAACTTAAAAAGTTCTTTATCGTAGTTACATGACCAATCTACAATAGCACCCTCTGGCTTCCAAGATTCATCATCCCAAAAACAAAAGTTGGCTTCCTTCATCAATTCAATTAATTTACTCATTTCGTTTTTTCACTCCATTCTAAGGCAACATTATGTAGATTTTGTGGGTAGTCACTCTTGTCATTATATACATGAGTGTTAATTAAGAAACAATAATTCGGGAAAGGGCACTTTCTATCAGGTTGCATTAATATAGTCGTATATTGTAATGCTTTTCTATATTCCATTTTAAATAGATGAAGTTCTGCTAGGTGAGCAATGTGGTCATTTCTTCCTGGGCTAAACGCATCAGCATTTAAATATGCTTGTTCGGCTTCATCATAATTACCAATGAATTTATGTGCATTACCGATTGCACACATACTAACATAAGACATTTCATCATAATACTTTGGAACACCCGTATTATTATAATCATGCGTATGGTTTACATAGGCAGTCATATAAAAGATACAACGTTTAGCAAATTCCTCTTGCTGTAATCTACCTAGAGGAAATGCTGACGAGCCATAACAATCATTATAACTCTTTCCCAAATACCAAAAGTGATATGTATTGGTTAAAAGAGTTCCTTCTCGAATTAATTTCTCTTCTAGTTTTAGAGCATCAGAGATATACTTTGTGGGTACTGTATAACTCTCGCCATAAGACTGTCCAGCCATTAATCTAAATGCGCCTGGCAAAGTCCAACGTTCAAATTCCATATTATGATTACCATCATCTATATAGATGGTCTCATGCGCTGGGTCATGATTAAACCGCCAGGGAAGATGAGAGTTCCACAACCAAGTTCTATAATAAACAGTTCCAGGTGCTTCAGATTGAATATTCCAACTTACAACATTTTTGTTATCGTTTAAAATACTCCAATCGAAATTGTCATCAATTTCTAGCGTTTCATCACAGTCCATTTTAAGAATCCAATCGCAATTATGATCAGATTTTAAAAATTCTTGTAGAACGTGATCTCTATTCCAACCGAACCCAACCCAACCTTCTTCTACGTTGTAGATATAACCTGGGATTCCAGTTTTCTGCGCCCAAGCATTTACAATATCAGGTGTTCCATCGGTTGAACCATTATCTTGGATTACCCAATAATCAATATGACCAGTCAAAGAATCAAGCATCCTTCCAATGTTCTTTGCTTCATTCTTGAACATTGTAATCATACCAATCTTACAATTTTTCTTGGCTACAGGTTTAATATTATATACCTTTTCGCTAATTTTGTTTTTATCTTCAATCGTCATAAAATTAAAATAGTTTGGATTGGCTGAACTAAGCCAATATTCTGAATTGCTTTCAGTTGATACCAGTTTATTAATATAAGATGCGTTCGCCCACCAGAAGTTTCCTTCGTAATGATCAGACTCCCACTGCGCCCCGACACAATCATATTCATTTAATTTGCTAACGGATTGCTTCCAGTTATCAATTACAAAATGTTCTTGGTATTCCCTTAGATCATTTTTATTTGGGTTGGTTACTCCCAACATATTGATGTAGAGTACTTTCCAGTCTGGATTATCTTTACAAAAATTGTACAAATCCGCTAGAGTGTTTTCTTCAGACTTTACATTTTTATTTCTAACAACAGAATTTACTTTAACAAGGTCATATGGCATTCTCCAACTGCCATTCACGCCGATATGAATATATTCGGCTTCATCGTATACACCAGACTTTTGAAGTTTAACTATTTGATGCTCGAATAGTTTTTCCCAATCGCCATATTGATATACATGATAAAAAATTGCAATTTTGCTTGACATAATTAACCTTGTTTCTTTTTAGCTCTTTTCTTTTTTGGTTTTTTAAAGATAGCATCCCAGTTATCTTCAAACTCTTTTTGTGGGATGCTTATCGGTCTAGGTTTACTTCCCTTTCCGTTCATATCTATACCTTATTATTTGTAGACCTTTGCTGGGTCAAAAGGAACGGGAATGTCTTCAGACTCAACAGGAGGTGGCTCGCGGCATTCAACACCAGCAGCAGCCATAGCCTCATCAATCTTAGGATCCTGCCTCAAATAGAAACAGGCGGCAGAAGGAAGACCCATTTGAAGAAGCATCTTCGTATTCTTAATCATTACACAATTTTCATCAATAACAGTCTTACCGCCACTCACGCCAATAATCTGCGTTTGAACGCCAGCAGTAACTGAACCGAGGCAAGTATCTGAACCAGAGGTTAGATTGGTTCCAAGAGCAGTATTAACAGGATTTAGACGTTCACGATAAACATCGCTGTATGACTGATTAATTGTAGTAGAGTTTCCGCTACCATTTCCAGTTGCGGTAGCAGCGCCACCATGAGCAACTGCGCTACCGCCCTGAGAGGTAGAATAAGAAGTTGCTTCTTGCTGCTGCTGTTGGTCTTGAAACTGCGTTTGAGCCTGGTCTTGGCGCAGAGTATTAGTGTTGTTTGTATAGGTACGATTATCTACAACATTGCTTACAACATTATCAACCGTGTTGGTACTGTTATTGGTAACAGTTACGTTGTTTGGGTTCGGAGTCGTTACGACAGGAACAGTTACAGGATTAGTTTCACGCTCATTATCATCGCTTGCATTTGCGGGAAATGCTGCGAGAGCAGAAAGGATTGCGCCAATCAAAAGTACATTCTTATTCATAAAAACTCCTTAACCAAGATATGCTTGAAAAATAATTCCGTCTTCAACGACTAGATTTACACGTTTGAAATTAGAATCTCTAGTCGCTACAAGTTGTTCACTGTCTCGATTAACAACTCGCCAAGTATAGTGCATATCAGCAATATGCTTTCTAGCATCAAGTTCATTCATGCCGATAAGATTACTTGGTGTTAGCATTCTAATTCCTTAATTGGTACGAGTGGCGGGATTCGAACCCGCAAGACTTGCGTCGGCAGATTTTAAGTCTGCTATGTATACCATTCCATCACACTCGCATCGTTTGGCGACCCTGAGAGGATTCGAACCTCTGACAAACAGCTTAGAAGGCTGCTACTCTATCCAACTGAGTTACAGGGCCAAAATGTTTTATACTTTATCCTTCTTAACAGGAAGGATAATGCCATCATATGTATGGATAGTATATGGTTTGGTTTTATAGTCGTAAACTTGATAGTTTCGACTCTGAGGAGAAGCCTCTACAGGTTTCTTTGGTTTGCGTTTATTCATAACAATATAATACCTTATCTTTCTACCAAAGTAAAAAGAAAATAGAAAAAACTTTAAAGATTACAGTTTAACTTTCTCGATTGCATCCATAGCAATCAGGTTAACTCTTCGATCTTTTGCGTTAAGAGGCTTCTTAAACACTGGAATGAATTCTTTACCATTAATATTTTCAACTTGGTATTTACTGGTGCTATACAAAATATCACCGTTGAATTTATTCTTGAATGTAAAGAGCCTCTCTCCTTGTTCTAGAAGGATGTCCTTACCGACCGCCAGCCTCACCGTATCTGTAATCTTCTTCGTCATTTTCATAATCATCCGTGCTATAGTTCATATTAGGATTATAACGCCAGCTGTTAGTTTCTTCTTGTCGGTGTTTCACTTTCTTCTTAGAAACTTTTTTATACTCGCGCTCATCGTCCCAGGTGTTCTCTTCGAACTCATATTTTCTCTTAGCCATATTATTTCTTCGTCTTCCTCTCAGCTTTCAGTTTGTTACTAAACGAAACGTACAAACCCCATTCGCGCCCATACGCTTCAATCTCCATTGGACTATCAAAGTACTTATCGATATTCTCTTTTCCATCAGGAATAGGATCGTACTTCTGCCCAAGATACTTATAAGAACCGTCGACATAATCGCGCAGTTCTCCATTTAAATATTGCTTAACATGAACCAATTCATGCCCAAGATCTACTAATAGATCTCTTAATCTAATCTCTGGCTTCTTTGCTCGTGACATTCTATTTGCATTTACAACAATAGTAAACTTCTTAACATCATCGACGTGACTATCATATGTGCACCAAGCCTTATACTCTCTTAGATCTAAGGCATCGGCTTCACCAACTTCTTCTGGCGTTAGCACTTTGATATGGATTTTAGTTTTTCGCTGAATCCCTCGACGAACAAACTTATCTAAAACAAACCTAGTAAAAGTCTTGATTGTTTTAGAATCTTCTTTAGAAACATAGTTACTGGTTATCGTAATCATCTGTGACGTTACCCGCATAACTGGATATATCTATTTATTTACTTTATTGCTCGCAAAATGACCGTATCTTTACCGATCTTACCGTTCATTGGGCTAGACTTGGCGTTAATCGAATCCATCAATTTACGCATAGCGATCTTACCCCCATCAATAACAGTCGTCAAAACCTTTTCTGGCTGACGCAAAGTCTTGCTAAATGACTCATTGAGTGAGTAATTTTCCAGCTTATTTCCCTTGACCAAAATACCGACGCTATCTAGCGCCGAATAGACGCCAAGTTTCCTGGATTTTACGTTAAAAACCCAGATTTGGCTGGCACCAATTATATTAATTGGATTTATTGACTGAATCTTGAAATTATCATCTTTCGGCTTATACTGTAGTTTGGCAACCATTTTCTCAAAAGAAACTGGCTTTTTCTTGCGAGGCTTACGAGTCTTACTTACGTTACCCGAAAGACGCTCTGCGTCGCTTACGATATTAGTCATAACCGCAAGAATGCTCTTAATCTTATCTTTGCCCATGCGCAGATAAGCATCCTTATATTCTTTATCAGAACCTTCGATTGCGTCGGTAATTTCGGTGGAACGTTCGCGGAAGTAATCGGCGATCTTTGCCGCATGGATTGGCTTGACTTCATTCTTCACGAACCAGTCATATGCCTTAAAATCTTTGGCTTTTACAGTTTGACCATAATCGTCGACCAAACCCTCAAGCTCGCCGATATATTGCTTCGTTTTAGTGGCAATACGTTCTTGAAGATTAATGACGGGAGCAACGATTTGATTACCCGATTCATCAACCTTAATTTCCTCTTTCTGAGACTTAATAACGGCATCATCAAATGCCGCTTTCATCTCAGAAAAAGTATTTTCGCTGGTTTCTGGAAGCACGAATCCTACAGACTTCATATGTACGAGCCAAGCATAAGTCTGATGATGACGGGAAATCTTCAGGTCAGCCTGAAGGATCTTCGCCGCATCCTTATCATTTTTATTGGCGTTATACCAATTTAGAGCATGCATCAGTTCAATGGGAGTAGCAGGTTGCTCTCCCACATGAAAAGGCTCAGAATTGTTACGGAATTCGTGTTTCTTTTTAGTTGCCATTTTATTAGCCCAGAAGAACCTTAGCGACACCACCACTTTGTGCCAAAGCGGTGACACTTTCAACACGGAAGGAACGCCAACCGTTCACATCTAGATCAAACACTCGCATAGTGCTGCTAACTTCAGTCAGCATATCACCCTTGCCGCGATGCTCTTCGGGAAGATAAGCATCGTTAAGAGTGCAGCGCATTACACGCTCAGAACCGTCTACCTTATTGAAGGTTACGGTAACGACCCCATTCTTTAGGATAGGGTAGATAGATTCAACAGTAAACATAATAAACTCCTATTTCTTACCTTGAGACTAAATTATAGCCTATAGAAGTGTAGAAGTAAAGTGCTTCTTCAGGATTTTTTATCAACAATTTCAATGAGTTGGCTCTTAAAGCCATCTACCATCTTACTTTTAAACATTTTATCTATGATTTCTTGAGTCTTCTTGCTTTTCTTTAGGATAAGACCTTCGGTATTGCCTCTAACAAGATTCTTTACATAGTATTGAAGGTCGCCGAGGA